CTAAAAAAGAACTAGATGCAGAAGTGATAGCAAATTTAAGTCAAATAGGTTGTACACAAGAAGAAATAGGAAGTGTTGTAGGAATATCTGCTAGAACCTTACAGAGAAGATTTGCTGATTTAATAGAAGATAATAAAAACAAGGGAAAAGCTAGTTTAAGAAAGAGAATGTGGCAATCAGCTTTAAAAGGTAATCCCAATATGATGATCTGGTTATCTAAAAATTATCTAGGAATGAAAGATCGTACTGTTCAAGAAACTGTTGTTGAACCTTTACCATTAATCATAGAAGCGAAAGCAGAAGATATAGATGGCTAAACAAAATTTCTCATTATTCACACCTCGTGATAAACCACCAAAAAGACCTCAACGTCATAAAAAGACTTTGAATAAAAGTGAGAAAAGAAATAAGAAACTAACAAGATATAAAGGACAAGGAAGATGATTAAAAACTTTAAAGACATTGTAATTCTATTAATAACAAGTGGTGTCTTAATACTTCTTGGTGTTATTATTGTAGGCGATTATTGGGTAGCATTAGAAGAAAATAGACCAGTAGATGAAAGTGTAATTACATTAATGAAGATGTCAGTTACAGGATTGATTGGAGTTATTGGTGGTTATATTGGTGGTAGTAAATGAGAGATAATAAAATTATAGAATCTTATTTAAAAAAGCATTGGAAAAAGATTCAAGAGATGATGTTATTTAAGAATCTTAAAAAAGAAGTTCAAATAGGTGCTAATGGAACACTAGGATATGTAATAAAAGAAGGTATAAACAAAGATAAAAAAGTAGATAAAGTATGAAGTATATAATAAAATTTATATATCATTGGTCAACCTATTTAAGTAGTTGGTCATGGCAAAAATTATATGCAGATAGAAAAACAGGATTAGGATATAAAACAAACAAAGGGAGATGATATGGAAGAAGTTGGAGAGAATACTTTTCTTAAATTGAGAGAAGAAAAATTAAGACTCAAAGAAGAATTAGAGCAAGTAAAAATACAAAGAGATATGGCATTAAGAAAACTTAAAAAAATAGTGGAGATGATAAATGGAAATAAAAAGAAGTAATTTCTATCCTAATGGTGAGATAATAGATTATTCATTACCTCAATCATTTAAAAAGAGTTTAAATAAAGAGGCCTGTGGTAACTGTGGACTCTACAGTAATCGTAGATCATTCTGTGGTAGATGGGGAAGTAAAGCTGTTAAAGATACTTACGTTTGTCATGAATGGAGAAAGAGATTCTTTAATAGATAATGAAAACAATAGTTCTATTGCTACTCATCAATGGAGAATTAACTCATCAGAAATATTATGAAATATCTAACAAGAATTGCTTTGATCTTATTCAAGATAGGATAGAGCAAATCAGTATATATTCAGCTAAACATAATATATGGTTCGTAAATAAGAACATAAGCGTAATTGGTGGATATTGTTAAGCCTTTATGATAAATGTTCTTTATGGACAAATACATTTTAAAATTCTTATCTGCTTTAGATAGTTATATGTTTTGGGTTGAAAACTTATTTGCACCCAGATGTAAATGTAAAAAGAAAAAGAAAAAGAAATAATTTATGGGATTGCTTATGAACTATTATTTTACTGGTTGTTTAATTATAGCTTTTATTATTTTAACAATGATTGTGAGTCCTATTCAATGAAATTTATATTAGCTTTTGCAATATGTTCAGCAGTTACAGGAGATTGTACACCACCTAAAGTATTACCAACAGAATTTGATAAATGGTCTGAATGTGTTATAGCTGGAAGTGAAATCACTATTGAATATGCAACACAAATGGAAGAACAAATAAATAAGGATAAACTCTATATCACTTATTTCTGTAATGAAAATATCTCTGACAAAACCCCAGCTTAAAGTATCTACAAGTCAATCAAGGTTTAGAGTTCTTATAAGTGGTCGTAGGTTTGGTAAGACCTATCTTTGTATTACCGAGATGATGAAGTACGCAACGCAACCTAATCAGAAAATCTGGTATGTAGCACCTACATTCAAAATGGCTAAAGAGATCGTATGGGCTAATCTTAAAGAAATGCTTAATCAGTTTAATTGGATAGAAGATATTAACGAAACTACCATGACTATTACAATTAGAAAATCCCATAGTACAATATCATTAAAGGGTGCTGATAATTATGATGCGTTAAGAGGTAGTGGATTAAACTTTCTTATATTAGATGAATTTGCAGATATAAATAAAAAGGCATGGTACGAAGTATTAAGGGCTTCTGTTGCTGATACATTAGGTAGAGTCTTATTCTGTGGAACTCCTAAAGGCTATGGTAATTGGTCATATGAATTATATTTAAAAGGTAAGCAAGACGAAGAATGGGACAGTTATCAATATACTACTTTAGAGGGTGGTATAGTTTCATCAGATGAAATAGAACAAGCCAAACAAGATATTGATATTAGAACTTTTAGACAAGAGTTTGAAGGTACATTTGAAAACTATGCTGGTTCTGTTTATTATAACTTTCACCCAGTTGATAATGTTGTTAAAAAAGAAATAGATTGGGAGAAGCCTTTACATATTGGAATGGACTTTAACGTAGACCCAATGAGTGCTTGTGTTGCACAATTAGATAAAGATAAAGTATTCTTTCTTGATGAGGTTATTATTTATGGAAGTAATACTGATGAAATGGTGCAAGAATTACGAGATAGATATGGAACTAAAATACCAATATTCATATATCCTGACCCAGCTTCTAAACAGAGAAAGACATCTGCTGGTGGTAGAACTGATTTAAGTATCTTACAAAATGCTGGATTTAAAGTTAAAGTTAAAAACAAACACCCAGCAATAAGAGATAGGGTCAATGCTGTGAATAGTAAGTTAAAAGATTCTAACGGAGAAAGACATATTTTTGTTTCACAATCTTGCAAAACATTGATAAAAGGTTTACAAAGACAAATATACAAAGAGAATACAAATATTCCTGATAAGGAAGATGGATTCGACCATATGAATGACGCACTAGGTTATATGATTGATTACTTAAAACCATTAACCACTCAGACAAGATTTAATTCTCCTACAAGATGGACAATGAAATAAAATATGGCATACACTAGAGATCAAGCACAAGAAACCCATAAAGACTATTCAGAAACAATTAATAATTGGGAATACTACATTCGATCTTATAATGGTGGCTATGACTATATGATAGGCCAGTATCTTAATAGATATAATTTAGAATTAGATAACGAGTTCAATCAAAGACTTGCTAACACTCCATGCGATAATCATTGTAAAAACATTATTCAAATATACTCATCATTTTTATTTAGAGTTAGACCGAGTAGAGATTTTGGTGATATGCAAGATGAAGCTAGTTTAGAATCATTTTTAAAAGATGCTGATTTAGAGGGTAACAATCTTAATGCAGTAGTTAAACAGGCTCAAAACTATGCGTCTATTTATGGTCATTGTTTTATGATCTTAGACAAGCCTAATATTCAAACAGAAACTAAAGCAGACGAATTAGATCAAGATATTAGACCTTATGTTTCAATCGTTACTCCAGAGAATGTTTTAGATTGGAATTATGTAAGAATGGCTAATGGTAAATACGAACTTGATTATTTAAAAATTAGAGAAGAAGTTGATAGAGCCAATGGTCAGTATATGAGAGTATGGTACAAAGATAGAATAGATACTTTGTATATGCCAGAAAGAGAAGAACCTAAACTAATAGATAGTGTTCCTAATATGATTGGTAAAATACCAGCAGTTATTTTATACAACACTAAATCTCATAAAAGAGGAATAGGTCAATCAGACTTAACAGATATAGCTGATCTACAAAAATCTATTTACAATGAATACTCTGAAATGGAACAGTTGATTAGATTAACTAATCACCCATCATTAGTTAAAACTCCTAGTGTCAATGCAAGTGCTGGTGCTGGTGCAGTTATAGAAATGCCTGATGAATTAGAACCAAACTTAAAACCTTATTTACTACAACCCTCTGGCTCTAGCTTACAATCAATTATGGATTCAATTAATAACAAAGTAGAATCTATAAATAGAATTGCACATACAGGGTCTGTAAGAACACAGAAAACAAATATTGCATCTGGTGTTGCATTACAAACAGAATTTGAATTACTTAATGCTAGACTATCTGAAAAAGCTGACAACTTACAATTAGCTGAAGAACAACTATTTAAATTATATGCAATGTTCCAAGATGTAGAATTTGATGGAGAGATTAATTACCCAGATTCATTTAACATTAGAGATTACGCAACTGATCTTATGTTCTACCAACAAGCTAAAGCAATCAATGTTCAATCTCCTACATTAATGAAAGAGATAGATAAAGAAATAGCTAGATCAGTAGTTGATGATGATGAGAAGTTAAATATAATTTTTGATGAGATAGATATTAAATCAGAGGTTGGAGAATTTACACAAGACGAAGTAGTAGTAGAAGATCAAGCAGTAGAAGAAGAACAAATTTAATGAATGTCAGATATAATCAAAGACGCAACAGAATATCGAATTAAGCAAATAGAACTTGCAGAAGCCAAGTATTACGAAACCTTAATTAAAACATTAGATAAGATAGAACAAGAAGTAGTATCACTTGCTAGTCGATTACCTTTAACTGATGGTAAGTTAATAGAACTACAATCAGCTATTGCTATAAGACCACAAATAAAAGCTATTCTTGAAAGAGAATACTTAGCATGGTCTGATACAGTTGTTAGAGAGGGTTTTAATAAACAAGCTAAAAGAATTGAGAAAGCATTTAAACGTATTGGTAATATTCCTGTAGCATTTCAAGAAATTACTAAAGGCGATAAAGCACTAATACAGAATCTTAAACAACAATACTTTACACAGTTTAAAGATGTATCAAATACATTCACAAGAAAGCTATCAGAAAAAGTTTATCAGAATACATTAGTTGGTTCTGAATTTACAGTATTAGAAAAAGAACTAAGACAAACAATTAATGGAATCTATGCTAGTTCTGATGACCCAGAGATTCAGAGATTAGTTACTTATATTAAAAGAAATCAAAACTCTGACAATACTACAATTCAAGCTAAAGTTGATAAGTCTGTTCAATCATTACAATCTAAATTTGCTAGAGATCGTGCTGGAGAGAACATGAAACGATATGCTGGACAAATATTAAACGATTCATTAAGAGATTTTGATGCAACATTAAACTTTAATAAGTCAAATGATGCTGGTTTAACTTATGTTAAATACTATGGAGATGTAATTCCAACAACTCGATCAATTTGCAGAAATGTAATAAATGGAGTATATAACAAAAGAAAAGGTGGACTTTTTACTATTGCTGAAGTAAACGCACTTTGGTCAAGAACAAGTTGGAAAGGTAAGAAGTCTGGTAACCCTTTAATAGTTCGTGGGGGTTATAATTGCCGACACCAATGGAGTTATGTCAATCCAGATTGGTATAATGAAGCTGGAGAACTAATAATATAAACTAAATAGGAGTCTTAAAATGACGCAAGAAAAAGAGGTAGTTCAACCGACAAACGAACAAGTAGAAATAAAAGAAGAAGTAAAAGTAGATGCACCAAAGCAACAAACTTTTACACAAGAACAATTAGATAACATAATCAAAACAAGATTAGATGCTGAAAAAAGTAAAGTTCAAAAGTTACTTCAAGAA